AACTTTTCAACAATAAATCCGTGTAACCTGGTCCCACCAATCCAGAAGCTTCAGTTAACGCTCCGGCTGTTTCTCTGCCTGCATCCGAGTTCTTTAGGTTTGAAAAAGCCTGTTTGAATACTCCACCAGAAAGTAAACCTTCTGCCCAACCTCTTACATTATTGGGCATTCCTTGCGCTAAATCGGTTCCCAAAGCAGAAGCCAATCCAAGTTTTCCTAAAGCTTCGGTAGCCGATATGGTACTGTAATCATGATTAAAAGACGTCATGATTGTATCTGGCATGTATATAGCAATCGATTCTTGTATTCTTGTTATTTTGGGTTTGAAGCTAATTGTATCCGTTAGTTGAGATACGACAGCTCCTTCAACAGCAGTCTTAGCAGCTGTTCCGGCTGCATTACCTAATGAATCAACAAATCCATTTCCTGGTTGACTGAATTGTTGAATAGCTGCTTGCGCTCCAGTTATGGTCGCCGCAGTAGCTACTCCACTTGCCGTTATGTTGGCATTCTGTTGCTTTCCACCAGGAGACGACAAATAATCTATATTTTTCTGGCTCTTACTCTGAACGTCCGATGTGCCAACACTCTTATTCTTTAGGTAAGGATCGTTATTTGGTAAATAGATGTTGAACACAACATAATGCGGAACGTCGGATGAACCAACATTATCCGGATACTTCAATACGTTCAAATTATATGATGAAGATCCACTTGTTAAGGCAGAAAGTGGACCTTGACCTTTGGGATTTTGACCTTGGGAGATCAAAGGATCCAACATTGAACCTATAGAAAAAATACTCGCCATTAGTGTCTCTTAATTGGCTGTTTACGTTTGGTATTTAGGGTACCAAATCCCAAATCATTTTCTGTTAAAACCTTGAAATCCCAACCACGTTCCTCACAGAATTCATTTGCCGCGCGCCATTTAGCCATATTAACAGCATACGTTTGTATTTCCTGCATGAATCGTTTTGTGGCTTTCTTGGTTTTAGGATTCTTTGGTTGTATAGTTTGTTTATGAGGTTTAATTTCAACCAGATGTGTCTTACCATCAGCTGTTTTGAAATGAAAATCTACAAAGTATCTATGAAATTCTCCATCCACAGGAGATACATATGGAATAATGGTTTCTTCGGAGGACCATTCAATTATATTTGGATCCTTATCCAAACGACACATAAAAGCCATCTCCCAGCTAGAACGATAGATAATATTGGTTATATTACCACGATATTTTTGGGGATGAATTGGCCTAAACAATCCTTGAAGATACTTCGGCATAATAGATAAATATTGGTAAGACTTGATATAGTATTTATCCATGATCAATGATGTTAAAAAATTTGGTACTACAGCACGTTATCCAACAATTGGAGTTCTTACCCATTTTGTTTATGACGCTAAGTTGAAGGAAATATTACCAACATGGGACAAGTTTCCATTATGTCTACCAATTCATCCTTATAAGGATGGATTTCTTGGCCTTAATCTTCACTACGTCCCACAGAGAACCAGAAAAATTCTATTGGATCAACTTCTAAAACATCAGGTTACATATAAGAGAAATCCTCGTCTTAGAATTATGGTTGATTATATGTTCCTTAAAGCCGCATCCAATTTTGAAGACGTTAAACCCTGTATCAAGCGTTACCTTAAAACCCATGTAGAAAGTGTATACATTAATATTGACCCAAGTCATTACAACAAAATAATCAAAATGCCCACAGCCAAGTGGATGGGCAAGAGACCTTACTAGCATGGCATTCGATATCAATAATTTCAGATCTAATTTAGCCGGATACAGCGAAAGAGTATCTGCAGATAAATTTGATGTATTAATAACCCTACCCCAACAATTGGTTCAACCAAGTCCCATAGTTCAAACTTTATTAGGATTTGTTGATCCAGCTCAATTATTACAACCAATCGTAAATAAGATCAGCGGTTTGGTTGGTGGTCCATACGGATCATTCGGGGCAAAGGAACTTTCTTTGCAGTGCGAAGCTTCTGAATTACCTGGTATTGAAATTGTACCAATAGAATATCGTCACTACGGTTTTACCAGACGCATACCTCACCATTTCAATTTCACTCCATTGACTTTAACATTTTTCTGTAATGGACAAATGATGGAGAAGAAGTTATTTGATAATTGGATGAATCTTTGTATTGGTCTTGATGGTAACAACGCCGGTCTCATATCATATAGACAGGATAGTCAAGGCAATTCCCAATACGAAGGAACTATACAGATACGTCAATACAATCAGGAAGGTTACTTGGTTTATGTAGCAAAGGCTCTGGAATGTATGCCTGTATCTATTAGTCCATTAACAACAAATTGGTCCGATAATAACACGCATAGACTTACGGTTACATTCCTATATACCAAGTGGTTATCACAAAGCATCCCTGTTCCATTCTTTGATCAAGCAGTTAACAATTTTACCAATCAACTAGGACTAGGAACGAATTTTGGCGTTGGAGTAAATAACATCACCAATCAAATTTTCGGACCAAGTACACTTTCTACACTATTCTGAGGATTCATTATGGCTTTACCAAAAATTGATTTGCCTATCTACAACACCAACATTTCATCCAGTTCCAAGCCTGTTCAATTCACTCCATTCACAGTAAAGGAAGGTACCATATTGATGATGGCCAAGGAAAGCGGCGAATTGCAAACCATGGTAGAGGCTCTAAAGCAAATTCTATCAAATTGCTTGGTAGATAAGTCAATTGACGTCAGCAAGCTTCCTATGATTGATTTGGAGTGGTTATTCATTCAGATTCAATCCAAATCATCCGGAGAGAATATTCCACTACATTTCAAGTGTAAAAATCCTGTTGTATTGGCTAGTCAAACTATAGATTGTGGTATGATTATAGAATGTTCAGTGGATCTCAGACAAATTCAATTACCAATAGTGGAGAAGGATTCTTGTAAGATACAACTCAATGACAAGGTGGGAATTGTAATGCGCCTTCCAACGTTCGAAGCAACTCAGAAGGCTTTGACAGTTAAACAAACGCTTCAGGATCATATGTTGGCAGCTATGTGTCTTGATTACATCTATGACGAATCGTCTGTAATAAAAGCTGATGATGCTGAACCAGAAGAACTTTTTGACTTCGTGCAAGGTATACAGCAATCAATATTCGAAGAGAAAATTTTGAAATTCATTGACAATATACCATCTATAACACATACAATTAATACGGTATGTCCAAAGTGCGATTACAAACATGAAATTAAATTGGAAGGATTAGCTGATTTTTTCGTATAGTGCTGCCTGAAAATGCACTCAGGCAGCACTTCGAAACTAACTTTAACCTCCTTTATCACCATAAACTAGACACCAGAATATTTGATCAAATGGTGCCTTGGGAACGAGACATATATTTGGCTATGATGGTAAAGGCTATCGAAGAAGAGAATTTGAAATTGAAATTACAGGAATCATCAAGAAGGGCTGCTTCCAAGAAAGGAAATAGACCACCAAAAATTAAAAGAGATTGATAAATGGCTAATCGTAAGAAAACACCTGCTGGAATAACATTGGATGAACTTCTAAAGTCATTCAAGGACCAAAATTTGGATATTCCTCCTAGTGTTAAGGAGTTAATGAACGCTGGTAAACCAGAGCCAAAGACTGAACCAAAGAAACAAACAGAAAAGAAACCAGAAGATAAATCCAAGAAAGAAAAAACAAAGGTAAAGTCTGCTTCGAGAGAAACCAAAAATAAGGACTTGTCTGAAGATGAATTATACGATAAAGCTGTAGCCTTGATACAAAAGGAAGGAAAGATGGATGAGAGAATTCTCGCGTTTCGTCTTTCCATCAGTCGTGCTCTTGCTAAAAAGCTTCTAGATAGAATGTCCGAAGAAGGATTGATTGATAGACCTAAGTCTAAAGCAGAAACCACTGTTCAAAATCTCGTTGGTAAGAATGTCGCGGCAAAGCTTGTAAAGAAGCAACCAGAATTTGAAGAACCAAAGCCTACAGTTCCATATGTTGCTCCAAAGTCTGTACAACGTCCTGCTGTAGCCAAAATCACCAACAATGAAGATCTGAAGATTATAAGAGCTAGTCTGGATGAAATACATCAATTTCTTCTTGGACAGAAAAAGCCTCTTGGTCCGGCTATGCCGAGAACCAATAAGAGTTCTTCGTTTTTCAAATCATTCCTTGGTGGATTAACTAACAAAGGATTTGCTGAGAAAGTATTCTCGATTGGGAAAGGTAATCCAAGCCATGAAAGAGTATCCAAACCAGAAAAAACATCTCTTTCCGGAGTGCAGAGAATACCAACTGAAAATGTTCCTTCAGAAATATCCAAATTACAAACCAATCTATCTCAGGATCAACAAACTGCTCAACACACAAAGGAATTCGTCCAACAAGAGGACGATGCCAAATCCAATAGAGAAAAATTAGACAAGATTCAGGCTTCATTGGATGAAATGAAAAAGAAATTGGATACTTTATTGGGAAGAAGATCCTCCAATGGAGGGTTATTGGGTACACTAGCCAATTTATGGAATCTCCTTAAGATGGCTTGGGGAGCAATAAAACTTATTGGTAAAAATATCGCAAGAGTATTCCGAGAGATTGGAAAAGTAACTGCTTGGATAGCTAGCAGAACCTGGGGATTGATCAAGAAGGGAGTCGAGAAGTTAATTCCATTGCTAGAAAGATTCGGACCAGCTTTGGCAGAATTTCTTGTAACCAAGATAGGACCTGTTGCCGCTACAGCTGGTATCGCTTATGCTACAGATAGAATTGCCAAATATGAATACGACCGTGGTATGGCTCCATTCAAGCAATTAGAACAGGATTATGGTCTAAAGGCTCTTGGTAATGGTAATTTTGAATTGAATGGTAAGAAATATCACAATTATGGTGATAGTGAAGTTCATGGTCCAGACGATCTACCAGAACAATATAAAACTCTGATTGAAGCTAAAACGGGTGATACACGAGGTGGAACATCCAAACGTGCCCAGAAATATATTTCGGAACATCAATCGGAATTTGATAGTTTGAAAGCAAAGCCTACGCAGCCCCAAAAATCGCTACTAACGGCGTTCACTCAGGCTACCAAAGACAATATTGATTTAGAAGATGAACAGGATTCCAGCCCTCAGGTAATAGTGGTCAAAGGCGGTAATAAGACGACAGTTGTACCAGCTCCCTCTCCTAATCCAATAGGCGTTATAGTAAGTCCAAGAAATCCAGATACATCTGCAGACGCTTTGAATGGCGATCTATTCGACGCGCCCCAAGGATATGGAGCTTTAGGTAGGATGTAATGGGAATGGGCTATCCCCAGACTCGGACATTAGGGAATAGCCCATTTCAGTTTCTATCAATTATTTCCCGCCTTGGGACTTCTACGCTTTGTACATACTCATAGTTGATCAGGCTATTTTCTGGAGGCTCCATCCGATTTTAATAAGTTTCTATGAGTGACCCATTAAAATCCAGCGGCATTATCTATATTTAATCTAATTTAATTTATCTACAAGACTTTATTAACGCTTCATACAACTATCCTCGGATTTTATTATCACGTCGGTTTATCTACTCAGCGGAATTTATTCTACGCGTCTATTTCGTAAAAGTAAAGCTAAATTTTAAAAGAAAGGCCAAGCGATTTCTCGCCTGGCCTTATTGGGGACAACCAGTTACGGTTGAGCCTTCCACCAGCTGACTTAATCGGCGTCAGCGAGCCTTGCAAAAGAAGAGTATGGATCACCTTCTTCGCTTGGAGTAGCCTTAGTTGCCTCGGCAATTTCCTGTTCCATCTCTTCTTTGGAAGGTGGAGCATCTTCTTCCAATTTAGCCTGTCCCGCGCGGGCAGGAGCTGGACCAGAAGAAGTACCAAGAACTTTGTCCAAACGCTTCTTAAGCTCATCATAGCTCTTGAACTTATCTGGAGCAACTTCAGCATTAAGGCTATAAAGACTCTTCCAAAGCTCTTCAATCTTCTTATCATCACCATTAAATAAAGCCGATGGTGATGCAAATTCAGACTTATCATAATTTGGGAAGTCAGCAACTTTACGTATCTTGAGCTTGAAATCGGCTCCTTCCCAGAAGTTGAATGGATTGAACTTCACTTCGTCCGGATCAACATAAGCACCTTCCTCTCGGCTCACTTCCATTCCAAGCTTGTCCTTGATCTTTTCCATGATCTTGACACCATACTTGTAAAGGAAAACTTTCCCTTCGGCTGATGTATTAGCTGGATCCTTCACAACCAAAATATTGCTGATATTATTCAACTTACGCTTCTGGACTCGCGCGCGATCTTTATTGGCTTCAACTCCAGTATCCCAAAGAGCCTTATTAAGCTCCGCAACTGGATCTGGAAGGTTAAGGGTGGTCAAGGAATTCTCGATATACCATCCACCTGGGCCTTTGAATGCATTGGTCCAAATAGTAACGAATGGAACACCATCATCGCCATCAACAAATGGCGAATCCATGAAACGGATTACTGCGAATCCATTACCGGCCTTATCCAATGTTGGAGACCAATAACGTTCGTCCTTAGAAAATTTCTTGTTTTGAGATTCGAGAGCCTTGGTTAATCTCTCGGTGGAGTTTCCTTTGCGGAGTTTAGCAAAATCTACCATATGTAATATCCTCTGTCTTATCTATGCGTACTATGTGTAACTTATGTGTAAATTCAATCCGGATTTGCTCCGGTTCATGATGTACGCTCTATTTAGCTCAATTCTTCGAAGAATCTCTCAAAACTTCGAAATATTTTTCGTCCATACATTTAACGCCCACAATTGGACCTTTATTTGGCAATTCTTCGTTTACAAAAACATTAAACGTATACACTCCTCCATGATCCAAACAGGAATTAGTTGCGTTCAACATCTCGTTGGTTAATCTGGTTCTTGGATACTCCAATCCAGCACTACAGCCAGACAATACTAAGCAAACCATTAAAATTAATTGTTTCATATGAACCCTATTGATGGTGTATCCGGAGTGCTCTCGGATGTTTGTTTATTTTGTTGCAATTTCTTGAGACGTTCTATGGTTTCTTCGAAACCTGAACCAAGACATTCAACAGCCACTACAACTTCCTTGAGAAATGCAATCGAGAATCCTTCTGTAACATTGACCCAATTCTCCAATTCCTCTTTATTATCAAGGAGTCTTGGATTCTTCCTTTGAAAATATAACCTACGAGATTCTTTGCTTGGCATTCCAATATAAACTACATCATCAAAACGGGATGGACGCTTTGAAAGCCTCTTATCCAATTTTTCCGGATAATTTGTTGTGGCTATAAACACAACATTATCAATTTGTAATTCTCCATCCAATAGAGCTAATATGGAATGCTCGCCTTGATTCTCTACAACGGAATCAATATCCTCAATAATCACAAGAACTGGTCTTTCTGGTTCAATTCTTCTGAAGATTCTTAACACTTCCGCTGTAACGTCGGGATTGATGCAGTATAGAGATACACCACCCATAGCTATGACTTCCAAAGAAACCTGTTGGAGACAGGATGTCTTTCCTGACCCAGGAGGACCCCAAAGCAATATTCCTCTTTTCCATAGAAATTTGAATTTGGTAAATATTTCCTTTTTAGTCCAGAACTCCTTAATTGATCTGATCACTCCGTCTGATTTACAATCAGGCAAATTGAACAGTTCATCCAAATCGATTTCCTTGCGAACCAAGAAAGGACCACGCTGATCGCTAATTGTTGGTATGTACTGACCTGGAGGAACGCATTCAACAGTTTTCTCGCAAGGAAAATAATAATCACCAGAAACAGACCACATCTTGTGTCGTCCATTATTAACTTCGTCGCTTATTTCCTGGTGATTGAAGTCTTTATGGCCACTATAAGATGAGGTTCCATACACAGAACGAGATTGTTTAATCAACATTTATCTTTAATCCTTCTCACCATGTAAAAACCAGTCTTATCATTAGTTTTATGAACTACTGTAGCATCCATATGATAAATTTTGGTAACGTTTGCGACGTTTTGTAGATGAATTACAATAACTATATGATATTTGGCTCCAGTTTTACAACCATATCCTTTGGTATTCAAAGAAATTCCATTGGGAGACAAATTCTCTATTTTAGATTTCAGTCTTTTGGTTTGGTTACCTTGCTTGTAATAAATGTATGCGAAGGTATTATCAGGAACAGCCGCTCTTACATATTGTCTTCTATCTTTGACTGGTTCTTCCACCATTACTCTCCAAATGGTAACTTAGAATCTTTTCCTCCAGGCAGGTAATGAAGTGCCTGGGCATCAACCTTCAATTTAGCTTTGAGAGATGGTGTTATAAGCTTTTTAACTACTTCACTTTCCACATCATTCTCTTCACAATACTGAACCAAAGCCTCAAGATGAGTAATATTCTGATTATTAGCCAGCGACTCTACGGCTTGGGAGAATTTGATTTTATCTTCAGTCTTTGAAGTCATGTTCAACACTCGAAATATTCAAATCACTATTACCAGATAGAATCGATCCGTCACCAAATTCGTTACGGAAATTTGCACTCCATTTGGCATTATAAACCGACCAACAACCATCGCATTTCTTGGGTGGTTTAAGAGCTTTATAGTTGGGATGATCTTTACAATATACAATGATCGCAATTGCCATAATGTATCCTTTGGAATTAATGGTGGGTGATTGGTTGATAAGGACACCCACCGAAACCCCAGATTGGTTAAGCAGCCAAAGCTAACTCAACTTCCTCGAATGCACTTACGTTTGCATTTATACGTTTGCGGCATTTAAGGACATTTCGCTTGTCCGGTAGCAGATGGTTTATTACTTGCCCAATCGAAGCTAGTCAGGCCCATCAAAAACGCTTAGAACACAAATCCTATACCCGACATTAGATTTTGTTTCTGGCTACGACCAGCTAAGCGCTTTTGGTGGACCTGGCGGGAATCGCACCCGCGTCTTGAACACCTTTAGTCAGCTGTTTACTACCATTCTAACAATTATATAGGCGATTTCCTTAATCAACAACTCTATTAAAGCGAAGAAGCTTATATTGCAACAAATCCCCACGTTCTCGAATGGGTATTGGATACGTGGCAATTGCTGTTGGCTCGTTAATATCTGGTTCATGGAACCATTCCCAAGAAATATGGCGTTTATTCAGATGATTTGCTACGTTACGTAGTGCATCCAAATCCTTTACGCCAATAACTGTAAAATACAATTCACTTGGATTTGATCCCATATCCTCATTTCTTATAAACCAACCGATTTTTAATGCTACATGAGCTGCTTGAACTAATTGATATTCTGGAAAAATATCCTGACGAACGAAAATATAGACATAATGTCTGTTGTAATATTCGTCTATTCTATGGGCACTAAACGTCCGAAGAAATTTCAAATATTTCGCTTCCTTGAAATCTCCTAATTTGTTGATCGATACTCCAAGAACTTGTTGCATCAATCCTGAATCAATCAAAGCATCTTTTAGAGCCTGATGTATTGCTTGTAATGATCCATAGCCATTATCACGAGCATTCTTATTAGTTCTTGGAGCAAAGGATTTTATCAAATCTCGGAAAATGATATCAATAGCTTTGTTTGCGTCGTCAGTCTTCTCCATAGCTCGAAGAACGGCGCGTTGTATTACGTGTTTAGATTGAAGAGTTTTCGTATTGTGGAGATATTTCCACTGTTTGTTTATATTCAACATATCGTTACCTTTAAAATTGTTGCAATTTAAGAACCTTGACAACAATTTCAAAGGGCGGACCACGAATTTCATAATGTATTTCCTAGTGATTAGATCCCATTTGATATTTGAATACCGGAACAGATTTACGCTTTCTCCAAGCTTCTGTATTTGAAGTTTCTAGATTGAGTCTGTAACCCAAGCGACTATTCATATTGATGATGGTATAGAAGATTTTTGGAATACGACCGTGTCTGTATGGATTTGTAATTCCTCTAAACAAACCCTGACGCCAACGTAATTTATGAATCCATCTCATTTTATTGCCAGGGATAACAAAAAACAACCAACAAGCCAAATAACTCCGGCAACACCAGAACCTATTGCATGATCAGAAGAAAATCTTAGTGTATGTGGATAATAAAATGCTGATGCGCATCCAACTCCTCCCATTAACATTAAAATTAATACAGTTAATTTTGGATCCATTAATGGAATCTCCAACCAAGCAACAAAAGATCACGTCCAGCATTAGGACTACAGGAACCGCCACATGAAAAGTGGGTATATGTTAATGTAACTGGAACTTTATAAAATTCATAAGCCAATTGGAGGTTTGCATTTACATTCCCTCCATTGTATGGGAGATAATTGGTCATATATGAAATACCAATCCCGGCTCGTACCGCTCCAAATCTATTACCAAATACGGTATCCTCAAATATAGCGCGCCAAATAAGATTTGATTCACACTGAGGATTACCAAGACCATCTACTGGGCAATTTTTCCACGTAGAACGACCCACAGCAAACATACCAACAACGATATCCGAACCCTTTACAAGATTGGTTGGTTCCACAAGATCAATACCAAATACGGGAGTCTGTCCACGGACAACAGCAGAACCCAAATTAAATTGAACGTAAGGAGTCTCATCAAATACAGGAGCGCTATGAGCCTTTCTTCCATAAAAGAGACCAACAAGAATTAGAACAATCAAGAACAATACTGCCGCAATGGCACCTGGAGCCAGATTGAACGGAGCATGAGAAACAACCCAAGATTTAAATTTCGACCACATAAATTACTCCTTACGAAATGGGGATCCATGATTTTCCATAGCACGAACACAAATACCAGCGCATTTACGGAGAATATCTGTGGTCACTTCTACTTCAACGTTGCGTTTGGCATTTGTCCATGCCGTACGCGCACGTGAAACGTAATCTTCCAACATCAATAGCTCTTCTGCTACGGTTCTCACTGGTTCTGTTTCAGAAAGTCCGGCATTTTCGCGCCATACTTTTGTTTGATACGCACGTTCGCTATCAATAGCTTTATACACCACTTCTCTTGGTGTTGGTTTAGTTGCACCTTTATTCATAATACCTCAATCATTAAATTGGAGCGCACGATGGTTTGAGTCACCACATCTCGCCGATTTAGAGTCAGCTGCTCTTCGCATTTGAGCTACGTGCGCATTCTTCTGGTAAAATAAACGAACCACATTTTGGACATTCCATATCACCAAACATTGGATTGAATTCCATTAAACGTTTACATGGTAAACAAGTATATGCTATGGGTGTAATATCCAATTGTAATTGTTCATTCATACTTATATGGTTTAATTTCTACATTGATTCCAAGTCTTT